TTTTGAGTACAGGAACTAGCGCACGAGCCATCTTCTGGGACGCTTGTTGTGAGTGATCCAATCCCGCCGGGCTCTTCAGGCCGTGGCTCCTCCACTCAGCCATCGTGCGAGGTGCCGGGCTTGAACTATTAGAAACCGAGCTTAGCCCGGGAAGTTTTGCAAGGTTGGGACGCTGCGTGCCCTCGCCATTGCGTATCTCATTGGATGAAATCTTGGATGTCGCGTTTGTATCGGCTACTTTCATAGGGTTACAAGTTTTGGGTTTCCTGCACCATGTAGCATTTCGTCCCTGGCGCCGCTCGAATGATGTCGATATTTTCCTGACTAATTGGGGGCTGGGATAGTCAGCATGCCGACAAATGTCGCAACAGGGTATCGCGGATCAACTGCTCATCGGTCGACGTGAATCCCAACAGTTGACGCCGCTGATAGGTCACACGCGGGCCGCCTTTGCTCACGCTGTCGGCGCGGCCTTCCTGGTGGACCATAGCGATACGCGAGACGCGTCCGGTAAAGCCCACGGCCACTTCATTGGGGTTTGCACGCACGCGCAGATGGCGCGCCTGTCGGATCTTGGCAAACATTGCCCCGCGCTTGATGCGCCCGGCCTTGGCGCGTCGGCTAGGCGGATTGCGACGGGCCGCATAGGGCGAGCCGTCCGGATTTTTCTGTGCCCCGATGCGCTGTTGCTGCGCGCGGCGCAGCACGGTGCCTACCGTCCGAGCCAGCCGGCTGCGCTGGGCCGGTTGCAGCTGATGCAAGAGCGGTGCGACCCAATTCTCAAGGCGCTGCAGATCTTCGTTCATTGCGCGATGGCCGGCAGCGTGGCGATCACCACACCCTCGGCCAGCAGCGCACCACCGGCCAGCGTATCGGCGTGTTCGTCCTCGGTCGGCGGCTCGGGCAAGTGCTCCAGCACAAGCATGCCAGTGGCATCGCGCACCACACGCACGCGCTCAGTCAGCGGCAGCTTGATGGCCAAATCCACCAGGTTGTCGGACAGCACATCGACCTCAAAGGTCAGCTTATCGCGGTTGGCCGGATTGGCCAGCAGTTCGGATTGATGGCGGGTCAGCCACTGCAGCAGCGGTACCATCACCGCCTCCGGGGCGCCGGCAAAGTCGGTCAGCACCAGGTCCAGTGTATAGCGGTACTCAAACGAGGCCCCGGGTCGGTAGGTGCCGGCCACACCGCCGTTGTCGACAAAGATCAGCAGGCGCTCGGGATCGGCCTGCAAGCAGGGCAGGGCGGCCACCAGGTGCTGGCGTAGCAGCTGCGGCTTTTTCATGGGGCGTGTTCCTGGCCACCGAGTGCGGCATGCAGTTCCCTCACCAAGCCCTGCAGGCCGATCACTTGCTCGGCTGTGGCATGGCAGAGGGCGTAGTTGCTGGCGACGGTGCGGGCGACGGTAGAGAGTGCAAGGCCGGCGGCGGGCGCATCAGGATCGCCGGCAACGCCTGCGGCGGGCTGGCCGGTCGCGGCGGCGTCATGGAGCTGCACGAAGCCAGCAGGCACAGCGCAGGCAGCATCCGCATTTTGAGTGACATAGACAGGGACCTCTTTGACGACGGTGGCGCCGCGCTCGCGTACGACCTGGATGCGGTCCACGTATTGGGTCACGACGCGGGTGGTGCCCTGGGCCAAGGTGAGCTGGCTGGCCAAGTCCGCCTTCTCGGCGTTGGCGCGGTCCAGGGCGTCGTTGGCACGATCCAGTGCCGTTATGGCGCGGCTGACGCGGATCTGTTGGCAGCTGAACAGGCCGGCCGTGGCCAGCACCAAGATCAGCGCTAGCAGGAGGCGCTGGAGCATCAGCGCACGCCCAGCACGGCCAGGGCGCGGGTGGTGCGTGCGGTGCGATCGGCCAGGCCGTTGGGCGTGGCGCGGCTGCGCGCATTACCCAGGTTCACGGTGCGGCTGACGGCCAACACGTCGCGCTTGTCGGCTAGGCTGTTGAGGCCGGCATCGTGCCAATAGGCCGCAGCGGCCATGGCGCCGATTTCCGGCTCCAGCAGCAGGGTCGGCTGTTCTTCCAGCGGTTGGCCAATAAGCTGACCGACATGCCGATAGTTGCCCCGGCCGGTGTGCTGCATCGGACCGCGCCCTCGGAACAGGTAGCCATCGCCACTGGTCTCGGTGCCGTTGCCATTCCGCTTGGCATAGACCCGATTGCCCAGTTTGACCGGCTGGTGCACAAAGGCCGCTGCTTCATCGGCGTCGACGTAGCTACCAAACACGTCCAGCAGGCGAGCGCGGCTGTAGCTGAGCGATTCTTCCACCCGCGACAGACTCAGGCTCTCATGGCCGAGCTGACCCAGGAAGGAGGCCGCGCGCACCGGCGTGCTGATGCCAAAGCGCTTCATGGCCGCATTGAGCGGATCGACCCAGCGCTGGGCGCGTGGCAGTGGGCACTGCATGATTTGGGCGAGTAGTGCAGCGGTGAGCATGTCAGCGACCTCCGAACAGCTGGGCCAGATTGCCGCGTGCGCGGTAGACGGCCACGGCCAGGATCAGCAGCAGGATCAGCTGCCAGCCACTGACCGGGGCGCGCTGGCCCAGCAGCAGAATCTGCAGGGCCTGACCGCCGGTGGCGGCGACCAGCAACCAGGCGGCCCAGGCAATGCCGGGGCGGTGACGGGCACCCGGCGCCGGCCGATAGCTCAGCAGGCGTGCGCAGATGGCCAGGCAGCACAGCAGGGTGGCAGGGGTGAGCAGATCAACCATCGGAGCCTCCACGCGGCAGGTGGCGCGGATCAGCGCTGCGGCTGCGCTCGATCAGGGCCAGGGTCAGGGTGATGATGGTGGCCGCGCACAGGAAGGCAGCCAGGCCACTGGAGGCCACATCGAAGCGGACCATGACCTCGGTACCGCCCAGGTAGCCGGCCACCACGCTGATGGCCAGGTAGATCACGCGCTTGAACAGCGACAGATCCTTGGCCGAGACGACAAAGAGGGTGGCGCCAGCAAAGGCGCCGATGAAGGCATCGGTCTCGATGCCCGGTAGCAGCGAGGCCAAGCCGACGCCGGTGGCCAGGGCGGCCATGCTGCCGGTGGAGGTAGGTTCGGTCATCATCAGTCCCAGAGTTGAACCAGCGGGCGCACCACGGCGCCGATGGAGGGGGCGGGCACCTCGGGAAGCTCCACAACGGTGCCCAGCGGCAGGATCGGCCCGTGCAGGCTGATCCCGTAATTGAGTGCCAGGGCCTTTTCTACAAGCCCGGCGGTGGTGCCCAGGTGGCGGTGACACAGCGCATCGAGCGTGTCGCCTTGCAGGGCCATCACGCGCATCAGATCAGCTCCACAGTGACCCGGCGGGTACCGAGCAGATCGCTGATGGCATTGCGCAGATCCCGGCGCATCTCATCAATGGTGGGGCTCAGATCATCGGCGCGCTGATTCCCCTGGGCGGTGGCGTCATAGCTGCGATAGCGCTCGTGCAGCTCCACGGCGGTGCAGCACTGCACTGCACGGTGAAATAAATGTTCCAGCACCGACCTGCCGTCGATCCTGCGCGCCGGCACCTGGTCCAATGTGGCATAGCCCTCGGCCATCTGTTTGGCTTGCCAGGCGTCAAGCTCCCGCGTCACCGAGATCAGAGCCACCAGCACCGTCTGGCGCAGGCGCGCCGGCAAAACATCGCCTGGCACACGAATGGCCTCACGCAGTGCGTTCACATCGATGTCCGGCCAGAACGGGCCAGCACTGATCGGATCGTGGGCCGGAGCGGTGGCGCCATTGGCAACAAAACTGCTCATGGGATGTCTCGTAAATCGCCGGTGGCCGGGGCGTCACACCCTAGGGGAAAAGGGTGGGTGATCGGCCCCGGGCCGGCGCGGGTTGCGGGGTACGCTCGGTGTGAGGTCAGCCAGTAGGCTCTTAGCTGGCCTCGAACTTCTTCAACAGGCGCTCAGCGCGCTTGAGGTCTTCCTTGCCGCCGCAGCTATCGTGCAAGCTGATCGCTCGGCGCAGGTCGGCAACCGCTGCGGTGACCGCGTCCAGCGGCAAAGGCGCGTCGTCGGCACCGGTGTCGAGCACGCCCCGGGCACGCGCCAGCAACAGCCGGGCACGGACTTCGTCGGGCATATCGGCCCCCTCGGTCAGCTGCACGGCTCGATCAATCACCGCCCCATCAAACGGGGTGCGGGTCTTGAACGCGTTCAGCGCAGCCAGGCCGATCTCTTCGGCTACCACGCAGGCGGCCGTCCGCTTGAAGGCATCGGGCATGTCCAGCCCGTGGCGCAGGACGTAGGCGGCGATGTCTAGGCTACGTCGGTAGAGACCAGCATCGATGTGCCAGAGCATCAGCCTGGAGACCACTTCATCGGGGCCACCGGCATCGGCGTCCAAAACGCCCGCCAGGTACGCGTCGTAGTTGGGCAGCAGCACGGCCTTGAGCTGTGCTTTGCCCTGCGCGGACTGAATCTGTTTCAGGCGCGCCTGGTCATGGGCCAACTGCTGACGCATCTGGGCATGGATGGGAGTGCCCTCCAGGGGGTTGCCGGCTGCGGCGCGGGCGGCCGCCTGGGCGGCCTCCACACGCTGCAGATGGCGCTTGGCCGGACTGTCAGCCATTGTCCGGCTCCGGTTCGGCCGGCGCATCGCCGCTGCGGATATTCTCAACCACCGTGCCACGGCCGTAGTCTTCGACCACGTAGGCATCATTGGACGACTCGAAGTTGGCAATTCGGTTCTTGTTGGGCTGCTCCTGGATATAGCGTCGGCGTCCGCCGATCTGCCAATACAGCGACAGGTTATCCAGCGACGTGACCATCAGTGCATTGGCCGGGAAGAACGGGGCAATGACCGGACGCAGCCCGCCAATCCGCTTGTTGCCCAGCACCAGGTCAGCGGCCAGCTGCTCGGTGGGCGCGTTGTCCTGGTCGATGATGGGGAAGTACTTGTCATGCACCAGCTCGCGGCCCAGCACCACCACCAGACCGGTGTCATCCTGGTGCCACGGATCGATGAGATTGGATACCACGTCCAGCACCAGCGCATCGAGATTGGCAAAGTCGCGCGTACTCTCGTCTTTGCCGCCGATCTGCACCACGCCCGCCGTCTTGCCGCCGGTCATCACACGCTTGGGCGCATGCTCTCGGTACTTCTGCAGCCAGCCCTTGTTAACGTCCTGCAGCAGCGGGTTGGCCGCCCGGTCGGTGGTGGCCGCAGCCGAGGTGCCATGGAAGCCGATCATGATTCGGTCCAGTGCCTGGCGCTGGGTGATCGCGTTACGCAGCAGTGTCTGGAAGTTCTTCTGCCGCGCCCACGCATCCAGTCGTGCGTAGGGAATAGCCGTGTCGAAGTTGGTCTGGACGCACTCATAGCCAGTGCTGTCCAGCGCGGTGACATCAGCCGGAACACGCTCGCCGGCGCCGCTGGTATCGGTGCGGCCGGCCACGGTGCTGTTGACACCTACGCCAATCTTTTCGCCCTTCAGGTCCAGCACACCGGGCATGTTGATGGCCGACAGGAAAGCGCTGCTCTCCTGGATCCGCTGCTCCATCGTCTGCTGTACGGACGGGTTCACGGAGAAGGATTGCAGAGACGACTCGACGTTGTTGAGCTCCGCTACACGGCGGGTGAACTGATTGAATTGGAGACGGGTTTCAGTACGCATGTGGGGTCCGAAATGAAGGAGTAGGCGAGGGGATCAGCAGTCGGTGACGTCATCGGCGCTCACGCCAGGCCCTGCAACCGGCGGGCGTGAGGTGAAGGCCTGCGGGGTTTCATCCAGGGTCTTGCGCAGGCCGGCCACTTGCGTCGACAGCGATTGCACGCGGGCGCTCAGCGTGCGGTTCTCTTCGTTTAGCTGTTCCATGCGCTGTTCCTGCTGCGCAAAGGCCTCACTCAACTGCTGGCTCAGCGTGGCCAGGTGCGCGGCAGGGTCGGATTCCGGCGCCGGCGTCGGCGCCGGCGCCGGCTTGCCCAGGCCCAGGCCTGCGAAGATCTGGGTGACCAGGTTCTTGCGCGGCGCAGCCGGGGCGGTGTCCTCGAAGTCAATCTGCACTTCCTCCAGGGAGGTAAACAGATTGGCCGGGTCGATCTTGCGCGCGGTGAGCGGGCTCTTGTCCGGATGCTGGGCCGCAAAGGCGAGCATTTCAGTGCCCAGGCTAGCTGGGGTGTCCGTCACCGCTAGGCCCTGCAGATAGGCCCGGCCCGTGTCGGCAAACTTGGGCGCAATTTCGATGCTCGTGTACAGCTTCTGCTTGCTCACATTGACCATGGCCACCAGGTCATCGGTGGGCACGATTTGGGCAAACAGGGCTAGTTTGGAGACGCCGCCAATATCGACCTCTTCAGCCTTCACCGCGACCACGTCGCCATAGGCGCGGAACGGGCTATCGGGCAACAGGCTGCGCAGGTGTTCGACCCAGATCCGGGCGCCATAAAGCAGCGGGTCGTAGGTCTCGGCCATGTCCTGGATATGGGAGCGCTCGATGGTGCGGCCATCGGTGGTGGCGCCC